GGAGCAACGTAGCGACCGGAACATTCCAGAACTAAGATGAAGGGATGGAAAAAATGGATGGCAGTCGGATGTTCTCATGGCGATCAGATCGACCCAGAGGCACGCAAGGCCGTCTTGACGTTTAAAGACCGCTGGCGCCCTGACACGACTATTATGCTGGGGGACTTCCTAGACTTGGCGGCCTTCCGCTCTGGAGCTATCTCCGATCCGAACTCAAGCGACCGAGCAGCGAGCATCTCGGACGATCTCAGCGCCGGTATTGATTTCCTGCACGAACTCAGACCGCAACATATTTTATACGGAAACCATGAAGCGAGGCTCTACAAGCTCGCGTCATCACCGAACGCTCTAGCCGCTCACGCCGCTACGCTTACCATCCAAGCTATCGAGAAGACCGCGAAGGAACTAAAAGCGCGGCTGTATCCATATCACATTCGATCTTTTTACGAGCTAGGCGGAACGAAGTTCCTGCACGGTTATATGTATAACGTGCAAGCCATCCGCGATCATGCGGAGACATACGGCCAATGCGTTCTAGCCCATCTACACCGCGTAGGCTGGGAACGCGCTCGCACACTAGACGGCGCAAGCGGCTATTGCACCGGAATGCTGGCGCGTTTCGATATGGAATACGCTTCGACACGCCGCGCAACATTCGCGTGGTCGCAGGGCTTCGCGTATGGCTTTTACAAAGACAACTCTATAAATATAAATTTATGCGAACGAAAAATAAATCAGCCGTGGCTGTTGCCGATCTAGAAAAAGCCTGGGCGGCTTTCTACGATTCGACAAAAGTCGAAAGCGAGAAAGACCTAGCCAAGCAAGGTTGGAAGACCATCCGCACTATTGCCGAAGAGTCGAAATTGACCATCGCAGCTGTTTCTTGCCGAGTTGAAACTGCAATAGGGAAAGGGATTCTTGAAACAAAAAAGGCAACAATACAAACGAATCAAGGCGTCCGCGAGGTTAATTTATACCGCCCAACATAGTTAGATTTTAGTTTGTAAATTGGTTTCTATCCAAGCCGCAGATGCGCTCCAGCATTGGTTGAGCGCATTTGTAAAGACTTTTCTCAAAAATTATTTTCGCACTTCGCGAATTTTTTTCTTTTCATCTTGGAGGAGATGAATGAGAGTTTGCACATCGAACGGGACGAACCCGAACGATAGAAACCAAAACAGAAAACCAAAAATGAAAATCAAAGAACTCGAAATCGGAACAAAGTATCAAACCAAAAACGATTCATCCGTATGGATCAAAATTGGCAAGACAGTCTCCAAACGATTTGGAACAACTCAACCCTCCATCCGGCACGACCGCCGAATCAACTGCGTTGTCGTTAAGTAATTTTTATATATGGAACCACTAACCTTCTTAGCCATCTTCGCCACCTGCATGATCTGCTCGTTCATAGGGGGATACCTAATCGGCAACATCAAAGCCACCTGCGAATCAGAGCAAACCCGCCGCTGGTGGATGAACCGCCAGATCAAACGGGAGCGCCGCTAGTGACCGCCGAAGAACTACATGACGCGGAATGTGAGTTTACCCGTAACCTTCTTTGCGGGATGATACAGCAGGCCGTTGCCGACCTGCAAAGCGAGAAGGTCTTTCAAAGCAAACAGCTAAACGAGGCACAGGAACTTGATAGGGAGTCGGCAATTCATTTCATCAAATCACGAGCATTCCAAGGCATCTGCGACGTTCTCGCTCTGCCAGCCGACAAAATCAAAACAAGGGCATTAAAAAATGATACTCTCACTCGATCCAGGAACGACCCACACCGCGTTCGTGCAATACGACCACGGAAAGATAGTTGATCACGGTCACTTGCCGAATGCCGAGATACGCCAGATTCTCATCGGTCGCGAATACGACCGAGTTGCTTGCGAGATGATCGCCAGCTACGGCATGGCGGTAGGCGCTTCGACATTCGAGACGTGCGTCTGGATCGGACGATTCATCGAGGTGGCGAGGGTGGACGTTGAATTGATCTTTCGGAAAGATATCAAGCTATTTCTATGCGGCACGATGCGAGCCAAGGACGCGAACATTCGCCAAGCCTTGATCGACAAGATCGGGCCGCAGGGAACAAAGAAAACCCCAGGGCCGACTTATGGAATTAAGTCGCACACTTGGGCGGCACTCGCTGTTGCCGTTTATGCAGCACAACAAAAAGGAAAATAGAAACCCGAAGCCGCTGTTCTTGGACATCGAGCAAGGCACTAGCCACCTCGATGTGGATCGCTGCGAGATCAACAGCTGGAAGCAACTCACGGACGCATTGACTGAAGCCAAGGCGACCGATTACAAAACCATAGTCATAGACTCAGCGGATTGGGCAGAACGTCTGTGCGTTGAAGACCTACTAGCTTCGACTAAAAAGACGAGCGTCGAGGACTTCGGCTTTGGTAAGGGCTGGGTGATGGTGGCAGAGCGAATGAGCCGGTTCCTGTCATCAGTCGATCAACTCATTGACGCCGGCAAGAACGTCGTCATGATCGCGCACAGCAAAATCGTGCGCTTCGAGGCTCCAGATGCGCTCGCAGCCTACGACCGCTACGAGTTGAAACTCAGCAAACAATCGGCGCCGTTGCTTAAAGAGTTTGCGGACGAGCTTTGGTTCTTAAGGTTTAAGACTAAGGTAAGCACGACCGACAGCGGCAAAGGAAAGGGCATCGGGGGCAAGGAGCGCATCATCCTAACGACGCACTCCGCAGCCTACGACGCGAAGACGCGATCTGGCCTTGCAGAAGAGTTGCCGCTGGAATGGGCATCGGTCGCGCACTTGTTTGAGACAACGGCGCAAGCCGTAGTCGCACCAACTGCAACACCACCCGAAAGCTGGGCAGCACGGCTCGCAGAGCATGAAGGCGCGGTGAATCAGTTTTTGATAGGGCGCGGAGTATTAACGAGCGAGCAGACTTGGCGCGACTGCGCACCAGAATACCTGCACCGCGTCGCGCTTCGCGTGGATCAATTTATCAACACGGCGATCGAATGGAGAAAGGCGAACCAATAAACATCACTACACCGATCAAGTGTAGAATTAAAAAAAAAATGAGTAAAGAGATATCACCTAGCACTCTGCCCAAACTCGCCGAATGCGCTCTATTCGAGGGCGCAAACGGAACGAGTTCCGCAGCGGAGCGCGGAACAGCGGTAGACGTTGCGATCCGCAACTTGATATCGGCACAGCATGACGTTGCAATCGTAGGCGAAGACGCCGGCGCTATTGCCTACGGAGTCGATGAACTGACACGCCTTGCAAAAGGATCGTTTGTCGAGACTCGCGAGGAGTATCTAGCGATGGCAGTTCCTGGACTATCGAAACTCGGAACGGCGGACGCAGTTTGCAAGGCCGAAAAGTGGGTCGCAGATATCAAAACGGGCCAAGTTCGGAACTATCGCGAGCAACTCGCGGCCTACGCATTGGCCTGTATGGAAGACAATTTCGACACGAGTTGGACGGCGCACGTCATCTATGTCGATCAAAAGATGATTCGTAGCTATGACTTCACCTACGAGGAGGCCAAACAGATCACGCAGCGCACAATTGACCGCGCAACAAGCGCGGAGGCACAGCCGACGCCTTCGGAATATTGTAGCTGGTGCAAGCACTACAATAACTGCAACGCCATCGTCAGACAGGCTGAGAGTGCCATCGCGCTTATTCCAGACGTAACAGGCAACAGCATCGAGGCGATCCGCCAGCGAATACTTGCAACAGCGGAGAGTATGGGAGCATTCGCGAAGGAGTGGAAGCTGGCCGAAAAGGAGATCGCCGAGCCGGTGCTAGGTCATCTAAAGACGAGACTCGAAAACGGAGACGAAGTCGCAGGATGGAAACTAACTAGCATGAGCGGACGCAAGTTCGTGGAGTGCGAAGCTATCGCTAAAGCCTCCGAAGGTATCAGCAAAGAGACACTAATCCTCGCGATGGGCGGTAAGATGTCAGAAAAGAGTTATATCGAGTTTTGCGCCAATAACGGCGTAGAGCCAGATACAACGGCGATAAAGGCTGGAGCGCCGACAACACAACTCCGCCAAACAAAAATAAAATAGAAAAACAAGATGCCAACATACAAAGCAAGCGAACCAAAACAAGCGGCCATCTACTTCGTAGAGCCGGGAACATACGAAGTCGAGATCGTGAAGGCCGTCGAGAAGACTTCCCAAGCCGGAAACCCGACGATAAAGCTCGACGTTGCCGTCATCCTTGAAGGTGGAGTGGAAGGGCCGAAGATGTGGGAACATCTCACGTTCACGCCCAAAGCGGCGTGGAAGGTTGACCAAGTGCTCTCCAGCATCGGTCGCGCCGTAGTCCCAGGCGAAGACGTGACGGTGGAAGCCGAAGACCTTATTGGCGAAAAAGGAGTCTGCGTCATCGGAGTTGAACCAGGTCAGACCAATCCAGATCACCAGTTTAATTGCGTTGAGCGGTGGCTCTTCGGAGATGAAAAGGCAAAATGGCTAGGCAACCGGCGCAAGCCAGCGGCCAAGCAAGACAAGCACATCGTTGCGAAAAGCAACGGCTATGTTGCACAACCCGACGAAACCGACGATATTCCGTTCTAAGAAATGAATGGGACTCTCTCACTCCGGTTGGTCATCTGTATGAATGAATGCCCGATAGGGTTGCGCCTCGAAAGGGGCGACCCGCTCCCAGTCTACCAGCATACATACGATGACTCGCCGGAGGGGAGAGCATTGGCAGAAACCCATTTAGAAAGAATAGCAGATTATGTTCGACGGCATCACAAGACTACTAAATCTTACAAGACTTGTTAAAGAGCAGATGGCTGATCTTGAATTGCTTGTAGACTTATTAAACATTCGCATCGAGTCGCTAACCGAAGAAAACAATCGGCTCGTTAAAGAAAACAAGGCGCTTCGCCAATTTCTATCAGGACAAGATGAATGACCAAATGCAACACTGGAAAGGCTATCCGCTACGCTGTTGGCCCAACCATCAAGACGACTGCTATCGGTGGGATTGGGAAATCCTTATCGACGGCACTTGGCTTGAGGTCGTTACTCAGTCAACGAGGTGGATGGAGGACGAGGCCGAGGAGGTGCTGGAAAGGCATTTAAATAAGAAACAAAATATATGAATTACGATGATTTTATAAGCAATAAAACAAAACGAGCTTTATCGCATGGGTTTGATCCTTTGCCGATAAAAGCTCCACTTTTTGATTGGCAGAAATATATAGTCGAATGGGCTATTAGAAAAGGACGCGCTGCGTTGTTTGAAGATTGTGGGCTTGGTAAAACAGCTCAACAATTAGAATGGGCAGATCAAGTCAAAAGAAAAACAGGCGGATCTGTTATCATCCTAACTCCGCTTTCGGTATCTCGCCAAACACGCAATGAGGCATCGAAATTTGGAATAGATGCAACCGTAGTCGAGTCTGATAGTGATATAAATGAATCAGGAATATATATTACAAATTATGAGAAAATAGACAAATTCGATTGCTCTCAATTTGCTGGCGTAGTTCTTGATGAGTCATCAATATTAAAAAACTTCACTGGTAAAATGAGGCAGTTATTAACTGCTAACTTTTCAGAAACACCATACCGTCTATGCTGCACAGCTACGCCAAGCCCAAATGACTACACTGAGTTTGGGCAGCACGCTGACTTTCTTGGAGTATGTTCGCCTGCTCAAATGCTCGCTACATTCTTTATTAACGACACATTCAATACTGGAGACTGGAGGCTGAAAAAGCACGCGGAATTGCAGTTCTGGGAGTGGGTAGCATCTTGGGCCGCTTGCGTATCAAAGCCTTCAGATATTGGGTTCAAAGATGATGGATATGTTCTTCCTAAATTAAATCTCACTACATCAATAATTGATGTTGATTCAACCAAAGGCGCTCAAGAAGGAGAGCTTTTTAGAAATCCAACACTATCAGCCACAACCATACACAAGGAGATGAAAATCACATCGCAAGCGAGATCTGAGAAGGTGGCTGATTTGGCGAATCAATCAGATGAATCTTGGATCGTATGGTGCAATACAAATGATGAGAGTGAAAAGCTCAAATCATTGATAAGTGATTCAGTTGAGATTAAAGGAAGCGATACAGCAAAGAAAAAAGAGCAAGCAGCTGATGACTTTGTTAATGGTAAAATCCGAGTATTAATAAGCAAAAGCGGAATATTTGGATATGGGATGAATTGGCAGCATTGCCGAAACGTTGCATTCGTTGGTCTCTCGTATTCTTTCGAGGACTTTTATCAAGCATTGAGGAGGTCATACCGATTCGGACAAACGCAAGAAGTAAACGCATATATAGTTCAGGCAAGCACGGAAGGTGCTATATTAAAAACAATAAATAGAAAAATTAACCAACATAAAGAAATGCAAGAAAAAATGAAGATTGCGGCCAACGCATTAACAGATAAAAGCATTAAAAAATTAAGCATGAAAACAACAATAGATAAAAAAGAAGGAAATGGATGGGAATTGTATCACGGAGATTGCGTTAGGGTAGCGAAACAGATCCCAGACAATAGCATTGATTTTAGCGTATTCAGTCCACCATTTGCAGATCTTTTTACATATTCTGATGACTTGCAAGATATGGGAAATTGCAATGATTTAGAAGAGTTTCAAGGCCATTTTGAAATCTTAATAAAAGAAATGCAAAGGATAATGGTTCCAGGAAGAGAAGTTGCAGTCCATTGCGTTGACCTATTATCGACAAAATGGAAGCATGGATATATTGGATTTCAAGATTTCAGCGGTGAGATAATTAGATCATTCTGGAATAACGGATTTACCTTGCACAGCCGCATTACAATATGGAAAAGCCCAGTAACGGAAATGCAACGCACAAAAGCGCATGGGTTACTTTATAAGACTCTAAAAAGCGACTCATCATCATCGCGGGTCGGATGTCCTGACTATCTTCTAGTATTTAGGAAAAAGGGAGAAAACCCAAAGCCAGTAATTAAAGATCCTAGCAAGTATTCAGTTGATTGGTGGCAAGAGGTGGCTTCACCGGTATGGATGACGGTAGATCAAGGCCGCGTTTTAAATAGAAACGGAGCCAAAGATAATAATGACGAGAGGCATATTTGCCCGCTTCAGTTGGATGTCATTGAACGTGCGATAGAGTTATGGTCAAATGCAGGAGACTTGGTTTATTCTCCTTTTACTGGAATTGGAAGCGAAGGATATGGGGCTTTAAAATTAAATCGGAGATTTATCGGAAGTGAACTAAAGGAGAGCTATTTTAATCAATCCTGCCAAAACCTAGCAAATGCAAGATCTCAAATTGATTTATTCGCATGATACTATCACCTGACTTCTGCGACCATTACAAGACTAAAATCCTGCTACGCCTAGCCGGTCACGCAGGCGTGTTCAGCCTTCTCAAACTCTGGTCGCAATGCCAATTCAGAAAGTGCGAACGGATCGAAAAGCCAGCGGAGATCGTCGCAGCGATAGCCGACTGGGAAGGCGACCCAATGCAACTC